CTAGAAGGAGAATCTTTATGTCACAGAAATTTGAAAAGCTGATCGAGCTGATCATTAACGAAGACGAGCAAGCTGCTCGTAACCTGTTCCACGAAATCGTTGTGGAAAAGAGCAAAGAGATTTATGAGTCTCTTGACGAAGAACTTGATGAAACCAAGGACGAAGACCTTGACGAATCGTTCGACGATATGGAAGAAGGCATGGGTGGCGATAAAGCCAATTCCATGATGGACGAAATTGCAGCTGACGAGCAGGCTGGAGTAGCTGAAGACGACATGGAGCCAGAAATGGCTGATGGCGACGAATTAGGCGAGCCAGACATGCACGGTGGCGATGACATGGACGACATGGGCGGCGACGAGTTCGGCGTTGATGGCGAAGAAGGCGAAATTGAAGATCGCGTTGTTGATCTTGAAGACGCACTTGACGAACTCAAAGCTGAGTTTGCCAAGCTAATGGACGAAGAGCCAGGTGAAGACGATGCAGACTTTGGTGACGAAGAAGGCATGGACGACATGGGCGATGAAGAAGGCGATGAAATGCCTGAAGGTTTTGTCCGTGAATACGTAGAAAAAGTTAAGGCACCCGCTAACAGCGAAGAAGGTAGCGTTAACAAGAGAAGTACACAGATTACTGGTAAGAACGACATGGGCGGCACCACAGCAAATATTGCTAAAGGCAGCGCAGAAGAAAAGGGTCGTAGTGCTCCTGGCACAAAGCCTTTGATCGGTAAAGTACAGAATACTGCTGGTGGTAAGAAAGACCTTAGTGCAGCCCCTAAGCCAAAAACAAGTGGCGAAGATGGCGGCATTAACAAGAAAAGCCCACTTGCAAAGTAAGGGATCCTTTTAATGGCTTCGTATCTTAGAGAAAATCTTTCCTTTGACCAGGCGAAACTCCTGACAGAGACAGCCAATGACGGAAAGGATCTCTTCTTAAAAGGTATATGCATCCAGGGTGGTTTAGAAAACGCTAACGGACGAGTTTACCCAGTACATGAAATTTCCAAGGCTGTGAAAACAATCATGGAACAAGTGTCTGGTGGATACAGTGTGTTAGGTGAAGTAGATCACCCGGATGACCTTAAGATTAATTTAGATCGTGTAAGCCATATGATCACAGAAATGTGGATGGATGGCCCAAACGGCTATGGCAAGTTGAAAATGTTGCCAACCCCAATGGGGAACCTAGTTAAGTGTATGCTGGAAAGCGGAGTTAAGCTAGGCGTTTCAAGCCGCGGAAGCGGAAATGTTAGCGAGTCCAGTGGACACGTTAGCGACTTTGAAATCATTACTGTGGATGTGGTAGCACAACCATCAGCACCTAATGCCTACCCTAAGGCAATTTATGAAGGACTTATGAACATGAAACATGGACATAGGATTTTTGAAAATGCCAGAAACGGCGAAGATGCTAAAGTACAAAAATATCTCAAAGATCAAGTAACGAGACTTATCAAAGAACTTAAACTCTAGGAGACAAAAAGATGCTAGAAGCTCTCAAACCATTGCTCGAAGGCGGTCTTCTTAACGATGAGACACGTACTGCTCTCTCAGAAGCCTGGGAAACCAAGCTGAATGAGGCCCGTGAGCAGATCCGTGGCGAGATTCGTGAAGAATTTGCCGGTCGTTACGAGCACGACAAAAATTTAATGGTTGAGGCTCTTGATAAAATGGTCTCCGAATCACTAAGCGCACAAGTAGAACAACTTGTTGCAGAAAAGAAAGCCCTCTCAGAGGACCGTGTACGTTTTGCCAAGAAGATGAATCAAACAGGCGCAAAGTTTTCGGAATTTATGACTACCAAGTTAGCTGAGGAAATTCAAGAATTCCGTAGCGACCGTAGCCAACACAAAGCCGCTGCTGCCAAGTTAGAATCCTTTGTAATGAAGGCCCTAGCTGAAGAACTCGTAGAGTTCCAGACAGACAAGCGTGACTTGGTGGAGACCAAGGTAAAGCTAATTGCCAATGCCAATGCTAAGTTAGACGAAATGAAATCTAAATTCGTCGCACGTAGTAGCAAGCTGGTGCAAGAAGCCATTGCTAAACAGTTAAGAGCTGAACTTACACAGTTGCGTGAGGACATCAACAGTGCCCGTAAAAACGCATTTGGACGTAAGATTTTTGAAGCCTTTGCAAGCGAATTCACTACAACTCACTTAAATGAGAATGCAGAAATTCGTAAGCTGATGCTTTCAATCAAGAAGAAGGACAAGGTAATTGCAGAAGCAGCCAATCAGGTTCACAAGGCCGTTAAGCTGGTAGAAAGCAAGGACAAAGAATTAAAGTCCATCAACGAACGTAGCACTCGTGCTAAAATCATGTCAGAACTGATGAACCCCTTAAACAAGGACAAGCAGAATGTCATGAGCACATTGCTAGAAAATGTGCAGACAGATCGTTTGAAGTCTGCATTCGAAAAGTATTTGCCAAGCGTACTGAACAACGATACCGTTGCCGCCCCTAAAAAGGTATTAAGCGAAGGTGTTGCAGTAACTGGCGATAAAAAGGCTGCTAAAGCATACGAAGCCGATGATAAAAGTAACATCATTGACATCAAGCGTTTAGCAGGGCTAAAGTAAAAATATAGATTTTTAGGAGAAATCACAAATGACTACAGCACTTTTAGAAAGCCGCTGGGATGAGACAAAGGATGCCCTGCTCGAAGGCTTGCAAGGTTCTAAGCGTAATTCCATGTCGGTAATTTTGGAAAACACACGCCGCCACTTGAAAGAATCAGCAACAGCTGGTGCAACTGCCGCAGGCAACGTTGCTTCACTGAATCGCGTTATTCTTCCAGTAATCCGTCGTGTAATGCCAACTGTTATTGCCAATGAAATCATCGGCGTTCAGCCAATGACTGGCCCAGTTGGTCAAATCCACACTCTGCGTGTTCGTTACGCAGAAGCTGCCAACAGCAGCGCCGGTTCACCATTCGACACAGACATTCTGCCTGGCGACGAAGCACTGAGCCCATTCAAGATCGCAACAGCTTATTCTGGTAGCTTGTCTACTGGTAAGGCTGACACAACACCTAACTATGAAGGTGTTGCTGGTCGTAAGATCAATGTGCAGATCATGAAACAACCAGTAGAAGCCAAGACACGTAAGTTGTCAGCTCGCTGGACATTTGAAGCTGCTCAAGACGCACAAGCCATGCATGGTATTGACGTTGAAGCAGAAATCATGGCAGCTCTTGCACAAGAGATTACTGTTGAAATTGACCAGGAAATCCTTGGTTCACTTCGCAGCCTAAGCTCTACAGAAGAGACATTTGACCAGTCCGCTGTATCTGGTACAGCTACATTCGTTGGTGACGAGCACGCCGCATTGGCAGTTCTGATCAACCGTGTATCTAACAAGATCGCTCAGCGTACACGTCGTGGTGCTGGTAACTGGTGCGTTGTTTCCCCAACTGCACTTACAGTTCTTCAGTCAGCTACAACTTCTGCTTTTGCTCGCACTACAGAAGGTACATTTGAAGCTCCTACAAACACCAAGTTTGTTGGTACATTGAATGGCGCTATGCGTGTTTATGTTGACAGCTATGCTGGCGACAACCAGGTTGTTCTAGTTGGTTATAAGGGTTCTAGCGAAGCTGATGCAGCCGCGTTCTACTGCCCATATATTCCTTTGATGAGCTCTGGCGTTGTGCTTGATCCAAGCACTTTCGAACCAGTCGTAAGCTTCATGACACGTTATGGTTATGTTGAACTTACTAACACTGCATCGTCACTTGGCAATGCTGGTGACTACTTGGGTTCGATCGCTGTTTCCAACTTGGCATTCAGCTAATCTAAAAATCCAACTCAGGGATGGGAGGGGC